GCCTTATTCGAGACCAGGATTGGAGATTGAAAAACTTATATTTTATAATTACAAAGGATGGGGATAAACAAGTGTTTACGATGAACCGTGCTCAGAAGCATTTTTATGATACATACTTGAATGTCCCCAAGCCTTACCACAGACATATAATCCTTAAAAGTAGACAATTAGGATTTACAACATTCATTGATTTGTTTATATTGGATTCAATTCTATTCCAAGCTAATAAGGAGGGGATTGTTATAGCTCATAAGGTACAAGATGCAACAGAGATATTCGATAAGAAGATTGAGTTTGCTATTCGTAATATGGATGATGATATTAAGGGAGCTTTTTTTAAGATTAATCATAGGTCTGCTAGGAAAATCCAGGTGGTATTAGATTACGGTCCTGACCAGGGTTCAACTTCTTCTTTATCAGTTGCAGTTTCTGGAAGGTCTGGAACTTATCACTATGTTCATATATCAGAGTTCGCGAAGATGTGTGCTCAATTTCCAAGAAGAGCTGAAGAAGTAGAAAGGGGAACTTTTCCAACAGTTCCATTTGATGGATATATATTTGTTGAGTCAACGGCTGAAGGTATGGCTGGTAGATATTACGAAATGTTCCAACAGAACTGGTTGACTAGAGATGAAATTACACCTCAATTATCACAGGTACAATTCTTACCACATTTCTATAACTGGCAATACGATGATATGGAGATGAAGAAGATTTATGAGAATATACCTACGACTAAAATGCTTAATTGCGAGATTGATTGGACTTCTTACAAAATAGAACACAATTTAACAGATAAGGAAATTACTTATTACTATATGAAGTGGTTGCAGTTTGGTGGAAAAAATAGTCCCGATGCAGTGAAATCTCTAATGCAGGAATATCCTACAACAGCTGAAGAGGCTTTCTTATCTACGGGTCAAATGTATTTTCCATCGGCTAAAATTGCTTCGCTTCTTATACAGTCCACTACTGGAATTAAAGGAGAGCTTGGATATGATAATGATGGGGAAATAATTTTCAATAAAACATCTGCTGGTGAATTGGAAATATTCAAAGACCCAGAACCTAATACTAGATACATTATTGGTGGAGATACTGCTGAAGGTTTAGCCTACGGAGATGCACAAGTATTATATGTGATAAATCAGAAGACAAAAGATTGCGATGCTTTATATAGTTCGCAAGTTCCACCAGATGAATTAGCAAGAGAGGCTTACAAACTGGGGAAATTTTATAACTGGGCTCTGCTTGGTATTGAAGTTAACAAAGATGGATTGTGGGTTAATGATGCTTTAGAGAAAATGGGATATGTGAACTTGTACTATAGGAAGCAGTTCGATGATATAACTAGGAAGATGACGAAATTCTTTGGATGGAAGACTACTTCTGCTACTAGAGACTTTTCATTATCAGCCTTGAAAGCTATATTTTTTCAAAAAGACAGTGGTTTTCCACAGGCTTTATTGAATGAGATGTTTACTTTTGTAAGAAATATAAAAGGTAGACCTGAGGCTATGGCTAATAAGAACGATGACATAATTATGGCATCTTCTATTGGGTATGCGATATTGCAAGAACAGGGGTCTTCAGCAACTATAGAAAGTTCTGAATCTAATACATCTATTATGGATGCTATGTTTGGGAAAGATATTACTCAAAAAACATATCATTAATATATTGTAGTAGTATAATGTATATAGGAGGGAAAAATGAATAAGAGATATATTTTACTTGTCACAGAGAGTGAAAGTGTTGTGTTGTATGACACTAAGACTCAAAAGACTTTGACCCTTGCTTGGTGTGAAGTGGAAATTCAAGTATATTTACTTGAAGACGAACTTGACCCGCAGCTCGAATTAGAGTTGTAAGAAGGAGGTGATTTTTATATCTATTTGTCCCATATATTAAAAATATGGGGCATTTTTCTCAAAAAATTTGGAATATTTGACAAAATATTTGTATTTTTGTTCTTATAAGTTTATAATTTAGATATATTAGTAATATATTTCTATTATTATGGACAAAAAAACTAAAAAACAAGAAAAAGACACAATAAGTTTTATAAGAGACAAGAAAAAGGAGATGAAAGAGTCTCAATATAGAGTAAAGTTCGATGCCCTATCTCGTGAAATACAAAATAACTTGGTAGATACTGCCGTTAGTTATGGAGCAAAGAAATATGAATCCTCAGGTTGGGGTTCTATGGTTCTTTATAATAAATTGGATAGTGGTGCGTATGATATTTCAGTATACCCACAGAAAACTAATGGAGCAGAACAGAATAAAACTGGAGTTCCTACTTCTCAAGAGCCAATTGCTTTCTCAAAAATTATTATCGCTACTTCTGTTCTAGCTGGAAAACTTCCAGATGCTCAAGTTGTGGCTGATGATAAGATATATGCAAAAGCTATGTACGAATTATGGAAAAGAGGTTGGTCAATGGATGGTGGTAATGGTACAAATACTTTAATGCTTACTTATCAAAATATATTTACCTATGGTTGGGCTGCTTGGAGAGTTTATCCAAGAAGAGTTCAAGTAAAAAGAAATGGAGTAGATAAAATATTGTTTGATGATGTATATAGAGAACCTCTAGACTGTACAAGAACTTGGTTAGGTGTAGGTTTTAATAATGGAGATATTTGGTCACAAACTGAAGTATATTATGAAAAAGATATGCCGAAGGAGGAATTCTTTAGAATGTATCCTGAAGCTAAGAAAAATAAAAAGAAATTACAATATATATCTGTATCAGAAGAAGCAACAGACGAAGATACAAAAAAGACTGAAACATCAGTTACTGTTGGATATTACGAAAATGTTTTGATGAACAGGTATGTTGTTGTTTGTGGAGAAATGAAAATTTATGATGGTGAACTTCCTAATGATGAGTCTTATGGTTCAGTAGTAGTTGCTCGTTGTTTTCAAAAAAATATAAATGACCCATACGGAGTAGGGTTATACGAAATGATGAGAGGGAATACTGCTATTTATACATATATAAATTCATTGAACGCTCAACAAGTAGAAGCGGAAATATTTCCGTTGCTTTTTGGTACTCAAGTTCAAAACGGTTCTGCTACATATAAGAGAGGTCCTAATATTGTGAATCCTAAACATCCTGGAACAGATATAGATGTTGTAAAAACTTCTGGGAATGTTCAACAAGGTATGATGTTTGCAGATAAACAAAAAGAAAATATTGAAAGCAATACTGGAATTAATAATATAGTTGCTGGAGCTGGTTCTGAAAATACATTAGGTTCTACAGTTATAATGAAAGAAGCTGCATACAATAGATTGATAGCTCCTAGAAATTCTATGGTAGTTGGACTTGAACTCGATGCACATATTGCTAATGCTTGGGTAAAACAAATATACCCTGTGGATAAAGTGTTTATGATTGATTCAGATGACCAATTAGCAGAGTTTACTAAACAAAATCCAGATTACTTTGTAGAAGCTCAAGATGTATTAGATGATTATGGAATACCAGTTGGTAAAGTTGCAGCTGCTTCTAAAAATCTTAGATTGAATTTTGACTTTAACCAAGAAGGAGAGATTATGGAGAATGTTGATACTCGTCAAATATCAGCTAAAGGATTGTTTGATGAAATGGGAGCTTCTGGTCATATATCTAATTATATAGATTTTATTATAGACCCAGAGTCAATGCTTTTACCTTCTATAGAAATACAAAAACAAACCTTTATGGCTTTGTTCCCAGTTATAACAAATCAAATTACATTAATATATTCATTAAGAAACCAAGACCCAGAAGCTGCTTCTTCTCAACTTATGGCTTTAGAAAAATTATTAGATATTCAGAACGGAGATATATATGATTACATTTCAAAATCTGATTATGATGCAATAATTGGTAAGCAACCTTCAGATATGCAAAGACAAATGAAGCAACAACAAATGGAAGAAGATGCTAGAAATACAGCAATGCAGTCTAGGGCTGGAGGACCAGGAACTGGAGGTGGTATGTCATCAGGACAAGGAATGTCTGCTGACAGTACTAACCCATTACAACCACAAAATCAAAATGAGGTACCAAGACCACAGTCAGATATGATGTCTGCGATTGATGCTTCATTAGGTCGAGTTGATAATATGAATATGTAATTTTAAATATATGCCAGAAGAAAATCAAAGTTTAGTTCAAAAGAAAATTGCTCTCGCCAATAGTGAACAAGCTTCTGTTGTAATTGAACTTTTGAAAGATTGTATGTTACATAGTCCTATTGTTGCAAAAACAGAATGGGAAACTATAGTTAATGCTATAACCCTTGAGGTTCAAGGGACAATGCTAAAAAATATGGTTGACTATTTAGAAGACATTAGGAAGGGAAAATTATACGAAGTAAAATAATTTTATGGAAGCTAGAGAAATAAAAAACAAAGATTATACTGTCCAAATTGGATATTCCAAAGAAGCAGTAAAAAGAAAATTACTTAAATTTATTTCTAAGTCTGGTGATGAGTTCGAAATTAGTGCTGAAGAATTGAGTTCAATGTTAATAGGTGGAGTTAATCAAAATGTTCTAGAAGCTACTTTTGTTGAAGCAGATAGAGTTGATGTTGTAGAAGTTGGTAGACAATTAGAATGTGTACTTGATAAAAATATGAAAAAAGGGGAAAGGATTAGAATGAATTATACTCACCCATATCCACTTAGCTTTGCTTTAATAGAACAGATATATGGTATAGCAAAAATAAATATGGATGTTCCTTTGTTGACGTTAACAAAAGACTATATAGATAAGGCAAAAAAGAAAATAAAACCAGAACAAGAGAAATTTATTGAAAGTTTTTATAAGAGTTTTAAAAATGTAGATTTGAATAAGAAGTAATTATTAATTAACCATCGGCACCCCCCACGATACGGGAGGATAAAAATATGGAAAATAATACATTAGAAGAAACAAAAGAAACTCCAATAGTTGAAAAACCAGAGGAGAAAAAAGCTACATCACCTATTAATAGGTTTGCAGCTAAAAAGAAATCAATACTTAAGAATACTTCTGGATTAGAAGTTCCAGAAATTGATTATTTTTATAAAGGTGTAGTACCTACAGGGTTCGAAGGAACTTGTGGAAAACCTGTAGATAGAGAAGATTTAATAGAAATATTCCACAAGGTATTTAATCCTAAGGATAATATTTTATTTTATAAACAATTAGATAGAGAAGTTTATTTAGTAATTATTCCTATAAAGTTTTCAGATATTGTTGGAGAAGATAATGATTCTGTCGACGGTAGTTTTCAAAAACACGCTATTTCATTCTTGAATGAAGGTTCTGTTAACGTTGCTACAATGAGACAAAAACTAGATAGGATTAAAAAATTTGTAAATTATAGAGATAGGTAATTTGTGGAATATTTGCAAACATTATATAATTAAATTAACCATCGGTACCTCCCACGATACGGGCGGATAAAAATATGGATAATATAAAAAAAGAGATAGAGACAGAGGAAGTAATTGAAAAGACAGAAGGAGTTACTCCTGAAGTTGAAGTAGAGGATGATTCTGAGCTTGATAAAGTCTTAGAAGAATCTATAGAATCTGTTAAAGCTGGAAAAAAGCTAGACCCTGTTGAAGAGGGCGAAGCTAAGTCCGAAGAATCAGAAGGGGCGACCCAAGAGGTTCCAGAGACGGAGGAAACCAGCACCCCTCCAGTTGAGGCTGAGAAGGAAGGATACGAATTTCGTATACCAAATAAAGGTAAGTTCGAATCTGACGAGTCATTTGAAAAAAGAGTAGAATTACTTGACTTAGTAAAGATGAGAAAACTTGCCAAGAGTCCTGAACAGCGTCAAGAATTATCAGACCAAATTAAGACGACTAAAAATCAATTAAAAACTCTTAATGGGACTGATAAGATTATCAATTCATTGAATGATAATCAAAACCCGATAGAAGAAAAAGAAGAAGACGAAACCTTTAAACAAGACAAGGAACGTTTGAGAGAATTAGGGGGAGCTACTAAAGAAGATATTCAAAAGATAATAGAAGATAATAGAATAAATGAGAATATCAAAAACACTCTAGATAATTTTGTCGGAAGACATAAAGAATTATCAGACGAAGATGTAAGAGAAGTGTTTTTCGACTTTGTAGATTCTAATTATAAATGGCAAGGAAAATCTGATAATGATTTAATGACGGTTTTAGAACTTGCTAGAGATAGTATGTTCAAACCATCAGAATCTATACAAGAAAGAGTACTAAAAGGTGCAAACGTTCAGGAAAAAGTTAATGCTATGCAATTCCCTGGGGGAACAATAGCAAAAACTGATTTTTCACCAGAGATGCAAAGTTCTATTGAAGAACTTAAAGCAGCTGGTATGTCTGAAGAAAAGGCTTTAGAACTTTTATCGGATTAATTAATCCTTTAATATACTTTATATGTCAACTGTAAAACAAGTTACTATAAAGAATACAAGAGAAATGGCTCAAGCAAATAAAGAAGCCGCAACAGTAACAACACTAGGTAGCATTTTAGCTATTACTGGTGGTTTTGCTGTTCTTGCTGATTCTGGAACTGTGAAAGCTGACTTGTTAGGTGTTTGTAATGAAACTATTGCAGCAGCTGATGCAAAAACTCGTGTTCTTTATATTAAACCTTCAGATGAAGATACATTTATCTTCCCAACAAGCAACGCTACTGACGCTACTCACAATGGACAAGCTATGGTCCTTGCTAGTGCAACAGAAGTAAATAATACTGGTTCTACAAGTGGTACTGGTATCGTACAGCAAGTCGAACCGTACGGAGCATCTGCTGACAAACTTATTATCGGTAGATTTTTGACTTTATAATCAATTTTTAACTAAAACTATATGAATGGAACAATTAATGATTATGCAGTCATAGTAAACAATATTATAAAACATATTGCTCCAAAAGTTTCACCAACTATTCGTAGTGAATATTTAGATTTTATGAATAAAATCGTAAATAACGAACAAACATATACAGATGTTGGTGTTACAGGACTTGGTATGGCTCAAATAATCGCAGATGGTGGTATCGGTGCTTCTGATGCCCCAATACAAGGTTATTCAAAAAATTATGTTCAAATGCATTTTACTAAGAAAGTAAGATTAACTTTCCAAGCAAATTTCTTCTTATTTGATTCAGCAGCTTCTAAAATAAAAGGAACTGTTAAAGCAAAAGTACTTGAAGGAAAGAATTCAATTGAACACGCAAAAAATTACTTATCTCAATCAATGTTGGCTCAAGGTTTTGGAACTTCATTTACTTGGACTCCAATTAATGCAGTAGGTGTTTCTACTCCTGTTGCAACTATTGGTGCTGATGCTGTTGAATATTGGTCAGAAGCTCACCCAAGAGAAGATGGTGGTGCTGCTTGGTCTAATGTAATTGTTGATGGTGCTACAAATTCACCACAATTTACATATTCATCTTTAATGGCTGCTAGAAGATTACACTCAGACAAAAAAGATGGTAGAGGAAATCCAATGATTTCTGATTTAGATACTATGATTTGTAGAAGAGGTTCAACTACTGCTCAAATGGCTAAAACTATAAAAGCTACTATTGAGAAAGGATTGGCTCCTTCACAAACTAATGTGTTTAACAATGCTCCTGCTACAGATACTTTCAAAGTTATAGAATTATCTCCATATCAAAACTTAGGTTTGAATGGATTAATGTGGGGTATGTTTGATTCAAAAATGATGAACGAAGATTTTGGATTCCAATATATAGAAGCTTTAGCTACTAGAGCTGAACCAGCTGTTGTTGATTCACTTGGTAACCAAGATTTAGTAATGAACTTTAATTCATTGGCTGTTATGGGTGCTTCTGACCTTAGAGGTTGGGAATGGTCTGCAGGTGATGGAACTACTGTTTAATCTAGTCTTTTTATTGAGCTCCCAGAATACTGGGAGTTCAGGTAAGAAGAGTAATTAAATTAAAAAATATGATACACGATGCTCACACAAAGAAGACTTCAGCAGCTGTAGCAGCAGAAGTCGGTACAAATATATTAGTTGCAGCAAAAGATGATGCTTATATTTATGTTCACGAACTTATCGGGGACTTAGCATCTGCAGGAAATTTAACGATTATGGCTGGAGATAGAACTCTAGCTTCTTTTACGCTTGATGCAGGTCAGGGTATTACAGAACAAGACGAACCTGGAATGCATGGTGTTCCTAGATTTGAATGTAAACCTGGGGAATCATTTAAGTTAGTTGTAACTGGTGGAACTTTTAGTGGTTCTATAGATTATAGTTTTAGATATTAAACTAATAAAAAATATGGAAGTAATAACAAAAGAACAAAAAACAAATATCACCAACTGGGTTATACAAAGAGATAATCTTTTGTTAGAAATCCAGAACTTGAAAGAAACTTCAAATAATCTCCATAAAACAAATAAAGAATTAGCAAATTCTAAAACTGATATGGAGAATAAAATGAACGAGATAAAAGGTAGAATAGAAGAATTAAAAAATAAAGAAGAAGAAATACCTACAACTATCTCTAAGGAGATAGTTTTTCTTGAATCTAAAAAAGTAGGTTTAGAATCAGAAATACCTTTATTGAAAAAGATTATAAATGTTTTAACTACTCAAAAAGACACTTTAGAATCTGATATAGAAAAGAACTTGAATACTTTCAATATAGTAAAAGGTGAAACTCTATTATTAGGTAAAGTTGTAGATAAAGTTACTAAAATTAGTAAAGAGAATTCAGATAATATAGACTTATTAGTTTCTAACTTATCTAAAAGCCTTGAAGAAATAATTGAAGTTAATAGAAAAAATGTTCGTGAGACTAGTATTGTTATTGATAAAGTTCCAAAAATGATTATGGAATGTCAAAAACACGGTCTAATAAAAAATAAAATTTAATTATATGGCATATTTAGCAAATAAATTAGGCGACCCAAACAATCTAGGTTGGTTCGCAACTCCAGAAGCCTTAAGGTCAGCTTATCCAGTAGGAGCTGATGGATATTTTGCTATGGTTGGTTCTACTGATTCAATATGGGCTTGGGATTCTGATACAAGTAATTGGTTAGATACTTCAAAAACTGGTCCATTAGGTCCTACTGGTTATACTGGATATACAGGTCCTACTGGTTACACAGGTTATTCAGGAGCTGATTCAGATGTTACTGGTCCAACAGGATATACTGGTTATACTGGATATATTGGTCCTATCGGTCCTACAGGTTATACTGGTTATACTGGTTATACAGGATATTCAGGAGCTGACTCTACAGTTACAGGTCCTACGGGTCCTACAGGTTACACTGGTCCTCAAGGTATTGCTGGAGCTGGTATTGATTGGAAGGGAATTTGGGATTCAGGAACAAATTATGGAATAGATGCAGGAACAGATGTTAATGATGCAGTTTCTTATTTAGGTTCATCTTACATAACAAATCAAACCAATAATACTAATCATTTACCAACAGATACTTCTTGGTGGGATTTATGGGTTGAGAAAGGTGAGACTGGGTTTACAGGCTATACAGGTCCAACTGGTTATACTGGTGATTCAGGAGCAGATTCTACAGTAATAGGTCCAACAGGAGATACAGGTCCAACTGGATATACTGGTTACACTGGTCTTATTGGTCCTACTGGAGATACAGGATATACAGGATATACAGGAGATTCAGGAGCTGACTCTACAGTTACAGGTCCTACAGGTCCTATTGGTCCTACAGGTCCAACAGGTTACACTGGTGATGATGGAGCTGATTCAACAGTTACAGGTCCAACAGGAGCAACAGGTTATACTGGTTATACAGGATATACTGGTGCAGCAGCTAGTTCTCCACTTGCCTCTAACTTTGAAGCATCAGACCACGGAACTGCAGCAACTGATATGATAATAAATGTTTGCTACGGAACGACTACACCACCAACTGCTAGTACAACTACAGAAGGAACTTTATTTATTAAATATACATCTTAATATGGCTATTCAAAAAGGAGAATTAAATAATACACCATTTAATATTATTCAGAATTCAGATATTTTAACTAAAGAAGATTTTAATATTTTATCTCCTTTAACTGGTGAGTTACAAGATAATTTTAAAAAATCTCAAGTATTCAGAACTAGAACAGAAATGGAGGTTTCAGTTTTAAATAACTTAAAGTTTCCAACTCATTCATCTAAATACTGGCAATCAGTAAGAGAACAGAATGTAATGTTTAGTGAATTGGTAATGCTTTCTTATGAATATCGTAAGAATATAGTAGAGATTAAAAAACTTCAAAGAGATTTAGATAAAGAAGAAGATGATTTAGAAGCAGAATTAACTCAGATTGAAGTTGAAAAGAAAATGTTTATGTTAAAAAATCAAGAAAAGACAGCTAAAGATAGAATAAGAGAAATAAAGGCTTGGTCTGAAATAAAAGAAAGAGAATTAAAGTTAATGAATGGAGAAGAAAATGATAATGTAGATGACCATCAATTGATTTCTTATACAAAGAGGTGGATAAATCAAGCACAAAATCTTGATAGTTCTACACCAGTTGCTGAAAGGAATAACCTTTTAGGTCAATTAGATAGTGGAATATTAAAGTGTATAGAAGTTGGTGTTATAGATGAAGTATTAAAAGGTCAAAGTGAATTTATAGTGAACAAAATTAAAACTGATTATAATTTGAAATAATATGGCTGCAGGAACTTGGTCAAGTGGAGGGAATTTAGCAACAGCAAGAAATGGTTTAGCAGGAGCTGGAACTCAAACATCAGGTCTCGCGTTTGGAGGTAATTCACCAAAAGCAACAGAAGAATATAATGGTAGTTCTTGGTCATCAGGAGGTGATTTATCAGCTGATAGAGATGGTTTAGCAGGAGCTGGAACTCAAACATCAGGTCTTGCGTTTGGAGGTGTTATTGGTGTATTAGCATCTACAGAAGAATATAATGGAACTTCTTGGTCATCAGGTGGAGATTTAACTACTGGTAGATATTATCCAGCAGGTTGTGGTACTCAAACATCAGGTCTCGCGTTTGGAGGTTATGATACTGGTTATTTAGCATCTACAGAAGAATATAATGGAACATCTTGGTCATCAGGAGGTGATTTAGCAACAGCAAGAAATGGTTTAGCAGGAGCTGGAACTCAAACATCAGGTCTCGCGTTTGGTGGTACTACTGGTACAAGTTCAGCAGTAACAGAAGAATATAACGGAACAGCTTGGTCTGCAGGTGGTAATTTACTAGCTGCTAGAGATGGTTTAGCAGGAGCTGGAACTCAAACATCAGGTCTTGCGTTTGGTGGTGATTCTGGAAGTGATAATAAAACAGGAGAATATAATGGAACTTCTTGGTCATTGGGTGGAAGTTTAAATACTGGTAGAAAATATTTAGCAGGATGCGGTACTCAGTCAGCAGGGTTATCTTTTGGAGGATGGGCTGGTGGTTATTCAGCAGTAACAGAAGAATATACTATTAGTACATTCCCATACATAAGAATAAATATAGGAGATACTTGGAAAACAGTAACTGAAATTCAAATTAATATAGGAGATGCTTGGAAAGACGCTGATATGACAAACTCTAAAATTAATATAGGAGATAGTTGGAAAGATTTAGCTTAATAAATTTTAGATAACATTATGAATATAAATATTTTACAACTATAAAATGGATAACGAGATTACAAAATTAGATAAAAAATTTATAAGATTAGAACAGATTGTTATAGATGGCTTTGCTAGAAGTTTAGAAAATGACCAAGCTATGATAAAAAAACAAAACTATACAAATGGTTCTATAG